TGGTAATTTCAAACCACGTTATTTCTCTAGCGTCAGGCACCTAGGACCTAAGGCACGTCGCATGCGACTCACATGGGATGCCCCACTTATATATGCACAAAAAGCGAAATAAGCGATGACAAGTTAAATTTGCCGTAAATAAGCCTCAATAACGAGTGCCAGAAATCACGCTTGGAGAATTAGCGAAGAAACTAGGAGTCTCAAACGGTCGTATTAGTCAAATCAAGAAAACAGGCCGTCTTGAGGGGACATATCGCACGGAAGGCAGATCACTTATCTTCGACGAGGCAGCCGCCATAGCTGCCTGGAACGGCGAAATCCCCCAGAGTACCACCAGGATCGCCTCTAAGGATCTAGAGATCCCAAGCTTTAACGAATCTCGCGCTAAGTCGGAGTTCTTCCGCGCTGAGATGGCAAGGCTGGATTTAGAGGAGAAGGAAGAGCTGTTGTGCGAGGCCAACAAGGTAAAAACTGCTGCGTTTACGCTTGCCCGCTCTGTTCGTGACGCGTTAGATAGCATCCCCGACCGCGTTGCCAACCAATTCGCAGCCGAAACAGATTCAGTTGTAATCCATCAAACTTTGCAGGAAGAACTGCGAAAAGCATTGGAGAGACTGACTGATGCGTGATGGAGCTGCAATTTATCGGCAGGCATTCCTGAGTGGGTTGAAGCCTGATGAAAAGCTGACCGTCAGTGAGTGGTCTGATCAGTACCGGATGTTGTCAAACAAGGCATCAGCGGAACCAGGGCCTTGGAGAACGGACAGGACGCCCTATCTCAGGGAAATCATGGATTGCATGTCGTCCACAAGCCCTGTGCAGAAAGTAGTTTTCATGGCTGGTGCTCAGTTGGGCAAGACGGAGTGCATAAACAACGTCGTCGGATACATGATTGCCCATGCGCCTGGTCCTGCTTTGTTTGTCCAGCCAACGATTGAGATGGCAAAAAGGCTGTCGAAACAGCGCTTGGATTCGCTTATTCATGAGACTCCTGTGTTGTCGGAGAAGGTGGCCCCTGCACGCAGTCGTGACTCAGGGAACACCATGTTTTCAAAAAGCTT